GTAACTTCAGTTGCATGGCTTCTTTGGTATGTCCTTTTCCACGCGGAGAAGATGGTCGGCATCCTTGCAAACAAAGGAGCCACTGCGCGCGAAATGCTTTCGCGTTTGACGTTGATGCTTGAGAACATTCCGTTCTTCCTCCAGCCTGGTTGTAAGCAACTCAACAAAGGCTCGATTCACTTCTCGAATAACTCGAAGATCATTGCGGCCGCGACGAGTTCAAGTTCGATTCGTGGTCTTTCGATGAACGTCATTTTCCTTGACGAGTTCGCGTTCGTCAACGATGCGGCAACATTCTATACATCAACCTACCCGGTTATCACGTCAGGTGAAGACTCGAAGGTAATCATCACATCGACTCCTAACGGAATCGGCAATATGTTCTACAAGCTTTGGGAGAAGGCGGTAACACAACCAACAGCCGACGGTTTCAAACCGTTCACGATCAAATGGTCGGACGTTCCGGGTCGTGACGAGGCATGGAAGGCGTTGACGATCGCGAACACGTCCGAGCTTCAATTCAGTCAAGAATTTGATGTCAACTTCATTGGCTCATCCGATACGCTGATTAGTTCGGCGGTCCTCCTTGCCCTAAAAGCAATTGATCCGTTCGAGTTAAGGAATGATGTTAGGTATTACAAGGTTCCCGTTGAAGGGCATTCATACGTGATGACAGTCGACGTCTCGAAGGGACGTGGGCAGGACTATTCGACGTTCACTATCTTCGACACTAGCGTTATGCCATTTGAGCAGGTAGCGGTCTACCGAAATAATAACATATCGCCGCTGCTATTCCCGGACATCATTGTCCGTTGTGCTAAGCTTTATGCGGACGCGCTTGTCATCATTGAAAATAATGATGCTGGTCACGTCGTATGCAACACTGTCTATCACGAGTATGAGTACGAAAATACGTTCGTCGAGTCATCCGTGAAGTCAATGGGTATCGGTGTTACCATGACAAAGCGTGTCAAACGAATCGGGTGTTCAAACGCAAAGGACTTGATCGAGTCCGGTAAGCTCTCGATCAGCGACGCGAACTCAATCGCAGAATTGAGTTCATTCGAGGCCACCTCATCAGGTTCATATGCGGCTGCAGGAAATACGAATGATGACCTTGTAATGAACATCGTGTTGTTCTCTTGGTTCGTGTCAACCGACCTATTCAAGGATTCATCGTCTGTGAACCTCAAAGATTTGCTTTATTCGGATCGGATCAAGGAGATGGAGGATGACGTTGTTCCGTTCGGTATTATGCCAGACACGACCGAACAAGACACAAGTATGGCTGCATATGCGGCATTGATTGCAGCTCAGAAGGAATGGGGCCTTTGAGATGCCCAAAATATAAATAAGGATTAGATTGAATTCTTCTTATTATGTCTCCGCATTACACCTACACTGAAAGAAACACATATGGCATTCTTAGTCTCACCTGGACTCGACATTAACGAACTCGACCAAACTAACGTGGTGCCAGCTACATCGACATCGATCGGTGCTTACGCTGGACACCTTAACTGGGGACCTGCTGGTGAAATTGTCACCGTTGGTTCTGAAAAAGAATTGGCGCAGTACTTCGGCTCTCCTTCAAACGGAGTCAACACTCGTTCATTCCTAACAGCAGCAAGCTTTCTAAAGTACAGCAACACGCTTAGAGTGTCCCGCGCAATTTCTGCGTCGGCTTTTAATGCGGCTGACTCTAACCCAATCCTCATCAAGAATAAAGATCACTTCGACACGATCGGAGCTCTTAATTTCATCTTCTCCGCTCGTTATCCTGGAGCAATTGGCAACAGCATTACCGTTGAGTACGCTCACGTTTCAGGCGTTGCTGATGCTTCATACGATGACTGGGCTTACAAAGGCCTATTCGATTCAGCACCTAATCGTTCATTGACGGCTGAGGCAGTCATGGCAGAACTACTTGAATCGGAACGAACCAACGATGAAATTCACCTTGTCGTTATCGACACTCTAGGTCTTATCTCTGGAACGAAAGGAACTGTCCTCGAAAAATACGAAGGTCTTTCCCTTGGTTCTAATGCAAAGACTGAAGACGGCGCTTCGATTTACTACAAGGACGTCATCAATAACACGTCGTCTTACATCTACGTAAACACGTTGACAAACACGTTTGCTGATGCTGACCAACCAATCACGGTAGAGTCTGTCTTCGATGTTGCGGGTGGCGCAGTTTCAAATGAATCTGTTCTTGACCTTCCGTTCCTGCTCTCAACTGAAACGACCGTTACTTACTCGGGCGGCGCATCAGTAACCACTACTACAAACACAGCAAAGACTGTCGTTGTTAAGTCAGGTTATGACGGTGCAATCGGAAACAACGCAAAGATCAACATTCGTTTGGTCGATGATTCTGCTGTTCCTGCAAAGGCTGCACACGGATTCGTCAACTTCGGCATTCCTATCAACGGCGACACAGTTGACATCGACGGCGATGAATTCACGAAGGTCGCGACAATCACTGATGCCCTAACACAGTTCATCACGATCTCCGACCTATCTGCATTGATCAGCGCTATCTCCGGTCTTGATACGACTGTTGTTGGCAGCCTCATCAACATCGTGTCAGACACGCCTGGAGCGGCCGCAAATGCGACCACGCTTTCGCTTGGTTTGAATGCTGGCACAATGAGTGTATCAGGTCCTACACTAAAAGGCGGGGTTGACGCTCTTTCAACTGATTACGTTGACGTGACTGTTGATGTACTTGATGCAGCGACAGGATATGTTACTTATGACGTAACGATTGGTGCAAGCCAAGCTGTTGTTGGACCGGTCACAACGAATGTTACTAATGTAACGTTGGCTGACATCATTGAAGAAATCGTTTATGAGTCCGCTCTATTGAATGATGCTAATCTGATGGACCTCACGTTCGAAGTAGACGGCGTTGCTGTAACCTCAGTAACTCCAATTGCTTCGATGAAGTTCAACATTGAAGCCGTGCTTCCTTACACCGCGACCAACCAGGTCGTTCTATCAATCATTCCATTCGTCGGAGGCGACATCGTGAGTTACAACGATAACACGTTGATCACAACACTTGCACTCGTCAATGGTACTGATGCAACTGCCGCCCCAGGAAACGTTGTTACAGCGCTTGAACTATTCGCGGACAAGGATTTGGTTGACATCAACTTCCTCTGGGCCGAGATGTTCGATGTATCGCAAGAAATCGTTGACGTTGCTGTCTACGGAATTGCAAACACTCGCCGCGACATCCTCGCGACGATCTCAGCACCTGTAGGAATCGCTAACCTAACCTCGAATGTGCTTAAGAAGGATGCAGTCATCGAAAAATTCGATTCAGCTGCATATTCCTCGACGTCATTCGTTGTGTTCGACGAAACTCCTGGCTACACATACAACAAGTATGCAGATACTTATGTCTGGATCCCACTCGCCGGTCACGTCGCAGGTCTATGTGCAAACACTGACCTCGTTGCTGATCCTTGGTTCTCACCAGGTGGCTTCAATCGCGGACAACTTCAGGGCATCTCGAAGATCGCTTACAACCCAGGCCAAACTGATCGTGATGACCTTTACAAGAAGCGCATCAACTCGATTGTTGCAATTCCTGGAGAAGGCATCGTGTTGCTAGGCGACAGAACGGCTCTAAGCAAGCCTTCTGCGTTCGACCGCATCAATGTTCGTCGTCTGTTCAACGTTGTTGAGCGCACGATCTCAGGCGCTGCTAAATATCAGTTGTTTGAACTGAACGATGAGTTCACCCGTGCTTCATTCAAGAACACGATTGAGCCATTCCTTCGCGATGTTCAAGGTCGCCGCGGCATTCTTGACTACCGCGTTGTTTGCGATGAAACCAATAACACTCCTGAGGTCATCGACCGCAACGAGTTCGTTGGCGACATCTACATCAAGCCAGCCCGCTCGATCAACTACATCAAGCTCAACTTCATCGCTACTCGCACTGGCGTTGAGTTCAAGGAGATCGTTGGTGCCTAATAAATAAATCAACCACCACTAACAAGACACCAATCATATGGCAGGACTAGACAGCTTCAAAGCAAAACTCAAGGGAGGTGGCGCACGCCCTAACCTTTTCAAAGTCAATCTACCGTTTCCAGCGGCTACAGGCGGACGTTCGGAACTCGCATCGTTCATGATCAAAGCGGCATCACTGCCTTCCTCGGTCATTCAACCAATCCCGATTCCATTTCGTGGACGAAAGCTAAACGTTGCGGGCGATAGAACATTCGAACCATGGTCCATCACTGTTATCAATGACACGACGATGGACATTCGCAATGCGTTTGAACGTTGGATGGACTTGATCAACGCGAACTCCGAAAACGTCTCGGCGTATGTCGGAAATAACGCGCTCAACTATTATTCGAATGTACTCGTACATCAACTTGACCGTGATGAATCAATCACCAAGACGTACGAGATCATCGGAGCGTTCCCAACAAACGTCTCGTCTATCGAACTTAACTCTGAAAACAACGACGTCGTCGAAGAATTCACGGTCGAGTTGACTTACCAATACTGGACGTCCGAACGTTCCGGGATTGCGTAATCGCGCATGAGACATAACAGATAACCGTTTATCCAGGCAGGGCTACAAGTGATCTCTGCCTGGATAAATACTTTTGCATGACACTATTCGGCTTTTCATTATCCAAGAAAAAGAAAGATCCCGTTCTTAATAACGACGATCCTGTTTCTTTTGTTCCGCCTATGGACCAAGACGGTACTACCGTCATCGCGTCATCGGGTGGTGCTGGATATTATGGACAGTTTGTCGACATCGACGGAACAACGATCACTAATGAACGTGATCTTATTCTAAAATATCGCGCGGCCGCAACACAGCCTGAATGCGATTCAGCAATTTCCGATATCGTCAACGCCGCAATCGTATCCGACGATAATTCTGCGCCTGTCTCGCTTATTCTTGACGAGCTTGATGACTTCAACGAATCAATCAAGAAGAAGATCACGGAAGAATTTGAGAATGTAGTTTCGCTACTCAATTTCAACGAGAAGGGTCAAGAGTACTTCCGTCGTTGGTATGTTGATGGCCGGATGTATTTTCACATCATCCCGAATCAAAAGAATCCAAAGAACGGTATCGAGGAAATTCGTGAAATCGAACCAACTCGTGTTAAGAAGGTTCGCGAGATAACGACTAAGGTCGACCGAGCGACAGGAGTTAAGACTGTCACGACTACAGCAGAATACTTCCAGTACACGGAAGGAATGGGTGCGGATGGATCATCGGTTTCTACTGCAAGTCTTTCAGCTGTTAAGATCAATCCTGATTCGATCGTTTATGTTCCGTCTGGTTTAGTTGACGAGACCCGCAAGGTTGTAACATCGAACCTTCACAAGTCGCTGAAGATTGTCAATCAGTTGCGGATGATGGAAGACTCACTCGTCATTTATCGTATCTCGCGCGCGCCTGAACGCCGCATCTTCTACATCGATGTTGGTAACCTTCCTAAAGGTAAGTCTGAGGAGTATGTCCAGTCGATCATGTCCAAGTATCGGAACAAGCTTGTTTACGATGCAGCGACTGGAGACATTCGAGACGACCGCAAGTCGATGTCAATGCTTGAGGATTTCTGGCTACCTCGTAAAGAAGGTGGTCGCGGCACCGAAATCACGACGTTACCAGGTGGTGATAACCTTGGTCAAATCGAGGACGTCATATTCTTCCAAAAGAAACTTTACCGTTCACTCAACGTTCCTATCTCACGTCTTGAAGGAGAGACTGGATTCAACCTTGGCCGCTCGACCGAAATCTCTCGCGATGAAGTCAAGTTCCACAAGTTCGTTACTCGACTTCGTCAGAAGTTCGCGTACCTCCTAATCAATCTGTTGCATACTCAACTAATCCTCAAGGGGATTGTTACTGAGGAAGACTGGGAGAGCATCAAGGAGAATATCGCGGTTGACTTTGCTGAGGACAACTACTTCTCCGAGCTGAAAGAGTTTGAAATCCTTCGTGAACGTATCACGATGCTGGATCAAGTAACTCCTCATATCGGTAAGTACTTCAGTGATGCATGGGTTAGAACTAACATCCTTCGTCAAACACAACAGGACATCAAGCGTATTGATGCTGAGATCGCGAAGGAAACACCACCACCTAGCGAAGAACCTCCTGCGGCTGAAGGTGATGCGGCTGACGGCGCGGATGGAGGAGACGAAGGCGATACATCTGGAAAACCAACCGGCGATGTTCATATTCACTATTGAACCTGCCTGAAAAATACGATTTTAATAAATAACTAACATGGGTACAATCTCTAGCTTCATTGATGCTGTCGCTGATAGCGATCATACAAAAGCAAATGAAGTCTTTGCAAAAGCAATCAAAGAAAAGGTCAATACGGTTCTAGACATCAAACGTGTCGCAATCACGTCGGATGTTTATGCTAAGGTTGAGGCTTCCAAGATCGCGGAATAATCAAAGCAATGCTTCTTATCACTGAACATAACGAAGAAGGCATCAAGTACCTGACCGAAGGGACAGGCGCTGAAAAGCTTACCTTCATTGAAGGCATTTACATGCAAGCCGAACAGGAGAATCGCAACATGCGAATCTATCCTCGGACGGTTCTTGAAGCTGCCGTTGACAAGTATGTTCGGGAATATGTTAATACTGGCCGTGCAGGAGGTGAACTAAATCACCCAGCCGGTCCTGCTGTTAACCCAGAAAGAATTTCACACCGCATTACCGAACTCAAGTGGGACGGTGATAACGTAATTGGAAAGGCACTCGTGCTTGATACGCCAATGGGACAGATCGTAAAAGGTCTTATCAAAGGCGGTATGAAGCTAGGTGTTTCAAGTCGTGGCATGGGATCCATCGAGTCGAGAAAAGGTAAGTCTTACGTTAAGGATGACTTCCGTCTCTCAACGGTTGATGTTGTTCATGATCCATCTGCACCATCTGCATTCGTTAACGGAATCATGGAAGGTGTTGACTGGGTTTGGAATAACGGAATTCTGGAAGCTCGGGAAATTGAAAAATATGAGACTGCGATCAAGCGAGCTTCCTCTGTTAATCTAGCAGCGGTTCAAGAAAAAGTCTTCGTTGATTTCCTCTCCAAAATCAAAATGAACAATGCCTAACATTGACGAAGTAATTACGTTCGGCGATGGTGGCAAATCAGAAAAACTTTCACGTTGGAACAATCGCGTTCGCGAACTCAACAGGAAGAAAACTGACGCTGGCCCTGACGAACTTAAGAAAATCAACGACGAGATTGCTGACATTCATGGCCGCATCTCAAAACTCCAATCCGAACAAACTGAACCTATCATGACACCTGACGAAGACCTCATCGAAGACGTTGAACTAAACGCTCTTCTCGACCAAGCAAAAGTTGCTGAAGCAGCTGCACTCGAAGAAGCGAAAGCTTGTAAGAAAGAAGCTGGCTGTGAAGACGACAAGGACGACAAGGAAGACGAAGAAGAAATGGACGAAGCTAAAGCAGATCCTGTTGAACTGAAGAAGCAACTTGACAAGTACAAGGCTAACCTCAAGTTCGCGAAGGACGACAAGGCAAAGGCTACTATTCAAAACTTCATCGACGAGATCCAAGGCAAACTTGATGGTCTCAAAGAAGCTTTCGGTAAGAAGGATGACGACTCTGACGACGACGCAGACGGTAAGGATGACGACAACGACGGTAAGGCCGACGATGACGACAACGAACCTGATGACGACGATTCAAAAGGTGAAGACAAGGACAAGCCAAAACCAGCGTTCCTCAAGAATATCAAGAAGGAAGGTGTTGAAATCGACGAAGAGAATTACGTCGCTGAAGAATCTGAGCTCAACGCAGAAACAGGAATTTACGAAGCATTTGACAATTTTGCTGCTCACTCTGGTCATAAGGTCAGAGTTGATACCAGCGAAGGCGGCTTCATGCATCACATGTATTTCAATGATGAGGCTAAAGCTAAGGCATATTCTGACAAGAAGAAAACTGAAAAGGATGTCAACAGTTCCACGGTAGTCAAAATGACGGCTGGAACACCGACTCAACAAAAGACAGTTGCGTCCCAGAAAGCTGTTGGGAAAATTGTTGCTAAGCATGGCTTCGAGAGATCTACGACTGCGCACAATCAATCATATCAGATGGGTGGCGCGATGTCAAAACATAAAGATCTATACCACAAGAAAGACTCAGACGGTAAGATTACACACACTATCGAAGTTGATCATAACAAGGAAACAATGAATTCAACGGGTAAGAAACAACCTCTTAGCGATCTGGCTTCGCATCTTGACCAAAAGTACGGAAAAGACAAAGCTAAGAAAGAACCATCCGTCAAGAAGGAATCGTTCATTGATGATATGAACTCCATCGTTGAAGAGGCTGATGGCCTCTCAGAAGATTTCAAAGAAAAGGCTGGAACCCTTTTCGAAGTCGCCCTTAACACGCGCGTTCGCGAAGAGAAGGACAGACTCCAAGAAGAATTTGACAACAAGATCGCAGAGGAAACCGCGGCTATCCGCGAGTCCCTTGAAGAAAAGGTTGACAACTATTTGACATATGCAGTTGAATCATGGGTAGAGGACAACAAGATCGCGATTGAATCCGGTCTACGTACTGAAGTTGCTGAGAGCTTTATCTCAGCCCTTAAGAACGTGTTTGTCGAACATTACATTGAAGTTCCTGAAACGAAGAAGGACGTCGTATCCGAATTGGAAACGAAGCTCGTCTCTGTTGAAGAAGCATTATGTGCATCAGGCAAGCAAGCCGCTGAATTGGCGGAACAGGTTGAGAAACTTGTCCGTGAAAAGATTCTGGCTGAAGCTGCCGAATCGCTCGCTGATACTCAGGGAGCACGTTTGCAAGCACTAGCTGAAGACGTTGAATTCGTTGATGAAGAAACCTTCCGCAAGAAGGTCGCTACCATCAAGGAATGCTACTTCCAACGCAAAGGTAAGGTCATCGAAGAAGAAGCTTCGGCATCTTCCTACGAAACCAAAGAGATCATTGTTGAAGACTCCGAAAAATCGGCAGAACTTTCTCCAACGATGCAATCTTATGTATCCGCACTGGCGAGAGTTAACAAGGCAAACACCTTCACTCGCTAATCTACCCAACCCAACCCCACCATAGAAAACCAAGTATATGTTTAATTCCGAGCTACTCGAAACCAAATGGGCTGCTGTTCTGGAATCCCCAGACGCACCAGCGTTCAAAGATAACGGCCGCAAGGCAATCACCGCTGTCCTTCTCGAAAACCAACAGAAGGCACTCAACGAAGAACGTTCTCAGAACTCGTTCCTTGCAGAAGGTAACGTGATCGGCGACGGCAACAGCGCAATCAAGACCTGGGACCCAGTCCTTATCTCGCTTGTCCGCCGCGCAATGCCTAACCTCATCTCGTATGACGTTGCAGGTGTTCAGCCAATGACCATGCCAACCGGCTTGATCTTCGCAATGCGCAGCCAATACCAAAACGCAGCAGGCGCGAATACCGCTGAAGCGTTGTTCCACAAGCCTGACACTGCTTTCACCGGCCCAGTAACAACTGCACAAGGTGAAGCATTGACCGGCAACGGCACCAACGGTAACTACACCGACCCTAACACCGGCAACGTTGTTCAGATCGGTCGTACCGCTGCAGGCGGTGGCTTCGGTCAAATGGGCTTCACCATCGACAAGACAACCGTCACCGCAACTACGCGTGCGTTGAAGGCTGAATACACGATGGAAATCGCGCAAGACCTCAAGGCTGTTCACGGCCTCGATGCAGAAGCTGAACTTGCAAACATCCTCACCACGGAAATCATCGGTGAAATCAACCGCGAAATGATCGACCTTGTTAACGTCAAGGCTGTTACGGGTGGTATCATCGGCGACCTTGACGGTGCTGGCATCGGTACGGCTGTTGGACCTCTCGGTACCTTCGACCTTGACACCGACGCTGACGGCCGCTGGGCTGTTGAGAAGTTCAAGTCCCTCGTGTTCCAATTGGAACTCGAAGCTAACGCGATTGCTAAGGCAACTCGCCGCGGTAAGGGTAACTTCGTTATCTGCTCAAGCAACGTTGCATCCGCACTTGCTGCAGCTGGCGTTCTTGACTACACCCCTGCGCTCTCCGCAAACCTCCAAGTCGATGACACCGGCAACACGTTTGCTGGTCTTATCAACGGTCGCCTAAAGGTCTTCATCGACCCTTACTCGTCCGCTGACTACATCACTGTCGGTTACCGCGGCCCAACCGCATACGACGCTGGTCTGTTCTACTGCCCATACGTTCCACTCACCATGGTTCGTGCAGTTGATCCTGACACATTCCAACCAAAGATCGGGTTCAAGACCCGCTATGGTTTGACCGCTAACCCATTCGCGCTTGCTCCAGGTGTGAACGGCGTAGGCACCAACGGAACCAACCCATACTTCCGCACGTTCGACGTCCTTAACCTAGGCGTTGCTCCAACTGCGTAAGCCTTGGCATAACCCATTCACTGAGAGGGGAGCTTTGAAAGAGGCTCCCCTCTTTTGTCTTAATAAATAGAATCATGAGTAATCTCACGTCCAACATAAATCTGTTATCAAACATCAGCTTCAAGTTGGTTATCAACTCACAAGACTTTGCGAATGTCGAGTTCTTTGCGGTTACGGCGAACCTTCCTGGTGTTTCGATCAACGAAGCGCAGTCGCCGTTTAGGAACCAAGCCGGGTTCGTCCCAGGCGAGAAGATGGAGTTCGAACCGTTGAATGTTAGGATTGCACTAGACGAGGACTTTGTTGCATACACCGAGCTTTTCAATTGGATGAAAGGTCACACTAACCTGGCAGGCATTAAGGTTGCAGACCTTTCATTGATCATAATGTCATCGCACAACAACGCAAACAAGACGTTCACGTTCGCAAACGCGTTTCCTACAAGCCTTGGTTCTATTGAGTTCAACACTCAAGCACAGGACATCGAGTACGCATTCATGGACGTAACATTCCGATACGACTACTTCAAGATTGAAGGGAATGCTGGTTCAACACTCGATGGATTCTGTTGATAAATCAATTCTATGGTACTTGATGAAATCTTAAAGATGTGGGAAGAGGATTCAGTCATCGACGCGTTGAATCTTGACTTGACCACGATCAAATGCGCGTCGCTTCACTCGAAGTATTTGGAGTTGCACTCTGTCGCAAAACTTCAGTTGAAAAGAAAGACGGCTGCACTAGCTGTCCTCAAAAAGGATAAGTGGCTTTACTTCAACGGCAAGATGCCAAAGGAGGAGATGGACAAACATGGATGGCCGTATGACCCATTCAACGGAATGGCTAAGCCTATGAAAGGTGACATGGATATGTACTATGACACCGACAAAGATCTCATGAAAGCGAATGCGCAGATCGACTATCAGAAGACGATGGTTGAAGCGCTTGATGAGATCATGGCGACGATCCGGTGGAGACACCAGTCGATCAAGAACGTGATTGAATGGAAGAAATTTGTAGCGGGTTCATAACGTGTATAAATTAAAGTATGCGGGTAACTGTACATAAGCGTGATGAAACCCAGGTGCAGGTTTCAGCTTCGGATGAAGGGATCCTGATGGAGGTCTCCGAACATTTCACGTTCATGGCTGATGGGTATAAGTTTACGCCTGCGTATCGGAACAAGACATGGGATGGAAAGATTCGGTTATTCAACCGTCGTAATAACACACTCCCGTATGGGTTGACTCCAAACCTCGCGTCGTTCTGCGAGAGCCGCGGATATGAAATGGTTTATGATAAAGCAATCACGGATTGTGTTAGGCCATCGCTTGACGAACTTAAGGAGTATGTGGATTCAGTGCCTGTCTCAACACGAGGCAACAAGATTGAGTTGCGCGATTACCAATTCGACGGATTCCAACAAGCGATCCGCGAAGGTCGGTCGCTCCTGATTTCTCCAACAGGATCGGGCAAGTCTTTGATCATTTACATGTTACTTCGTTGGTACCTAGACACGGTTGATGACAACAGTTCTGTCCTGATCGTCGTCCCAACAACGTCGTTGGTCGCGCAAATGAAGAAGGACTTCGCGGACTATTCGCAATTCGACGAGGGCTTTGACGCGGAGTCGGAGGTTCACGAAATCTACTCGGGTAAGGAGAAGCACTCATTCAAGTCACGCGTGGTTGTTACTACATGGCAGTCCGCAATCAAACTCGAGAAGGGTTGGTTCGCGAAGTATGGAATGGTGATCGGCGATGAAGCGCATCAGTTCAAGGCGAAGTCCCTGAACTCGATTATGTCGAATCTCGTGAATGCGTCGTATCGCATCGGGACGACAGGAACGATTGATAACATCCAGTGCAATAAGCTTGTGCTGGTTGGAAACTTTGGTCCTGTCCATCGTGTTACATCGACCCGCGCGCTGATGGACTCTGACACACTCGCAAAGTTGAAGATCAACTGTCTTGTGTTGAAATACCCGGACGAGATACGCAAGATTGTATGCCGTGCTGAATACAAGGAGGAGATTGACTTCATTGTCGCGTATGAAAACAGAAATCGTTTCATCACGAATTTAGCCGCGGATCTGAAGGGCAATACTCTCGTGCTTTACAACTATGTTGTGAAACATGGCAAGCCGCTGCACAAGATGATTGTGGCAAAGGTAGCAGGCACGAATCGGAAGGTGTTCTTTGTGTCAGGCGGTGTTGACGCCGAGGACCGCGAAGAGATCCGAGCAATCGTCGAGACGGAGACGGATGCTATCAT